ATCTAGAATGATGATGGGTTCAAGGCGTTGGCAGATCACTGGGACGAGCGGGTGCAAGCCCTTGTCGCGGCACGGCTTGGGTCAAAGAGTACGCTTGAGGAGACACGGACTCAGAGGTTCATCAACATAGCCAAGCGCGGTAGCCTCCCAGTCCCATTACGGTACTACGCTGCCCACACAGGCAGATGGGGTGGCGACGACAAGTTGAATCTTCAGAACTTGCCTCGGGGCAAGAAGGGCGCACCGCCACCAAAGCTCAAGTGTGCCATCGTACCGCCCGAAGGTTATGTGTTGATTGACTCAGACTCATCACAGATTGAAGCCCGTGTGCTGGCATGGCTGGCGGGGCAGAATGATTTGGTAGACGCTTTTGAGCGTGGTAAGGATGTGTACCGCATCATGGCGGCAAAGATTTACCGACGCCAAATAATTGAGAATGTGACTGAGGAAGAGCGGTTTGTTGGCAAGACAACCATCTTGGGCTGTGGCTACGGCATGGGGCATGTCAAATTCCGTGCGCAGTTACGGGCGTTCGGGGTTGACCTGTCGGAAGAATGGTGCAAGAAGGTATTGAGAACCTATCGGGATGAGTTTTCCCATATACCCGCTCTATGGGAAGAAGCGCATGTATGCTTGGATGCTTTGGCAGATGAGAAGCTCAAGACTTCTGTATTTGGCAAGCAACCCCAAGCGGTTAACGTGCTGCCCGGGATTGGGTTTGATATGCCAAGTGGCTTGCCGCTGAAGTATATGGACTTGAGGCCTGATTCGATTGACGAGCGCGGGCGCAAGCAATACATTTACTCCACCCGTCGTGGCAACGTGCGTATCTATGGCGGTAAAGTTGTCGAGAACATTTGCCAAGCATTGGCACGGTGCGTGATCGGTGAGCAGATGCTCAAAGTTGCGGAACGCTACCAAGTTGTGCTGACTGTCCACGATGCTGTGGCTTGCATAGCTCGGGAAGAAGAGAAGGAAGAAGCCGCACGATATGTACAAGAGTGCATGCGATGGAGGCCGAAATGGGCACAAACCCTTCCACTTGATTGCGAAGTTAAATACGGAGACAGCTATGGAACAACAAGAAAATTCATTGGGTGAAGTAAGAAACAAAAAACTTTGGTTGGCGCGTAGGCGGCTTTACGATAAGGTTACCTATAAACAGCTTGGTGAAGAGGTTGGGTTATCAGGAGACCGAGTATCGCAAATAGTAAAACCCGAAGTGCTATGGTTAATTGCCGAAAGCAAAAAAAATTTTAATAAACTGGAAGCCTCAATAAAAACTCCAAGCGATGACCTCAAGTATTTATTGGACGAGCGAGTTATCCTGCAAGAAACTTGCGCCCTTCTGATGGGCGGCGACGAGATCAAGGGCGTCTTAAACCAACTGGCAAATTTATGAACTACACATGGTCGTACTCCAGCATCTCGCTGTTTCAGCAGTGCCCCCGCAAGTATTACCACATGCGTGTGGCAAAAGATATTGTGGAGCCACCCCAAGCGCATCTGGACTACGGTAAGGTGGTACACAAAGCCGCTGAAGATTACATAGGGACCGGCACCCCTATTCCGCCGCAATACGCTTTCATACAACAGCACCTTGACCCCTTAAAGGAGTTGCCCGGGGAAAAGTATTGTGAGTACGAGATGGCGTTGACCAGAGATTTTGAGCCGTGCGACTTCCATGATGAACGTGCATGGTTTCGCGGGATCGCTGACTTACTTATCGTCGATGGCAGTAAGGCACGCATCATTGATTACAAGACGGGCAAGAGTAGCCAGTACGCTGACACCAAGCAGTTGGAATTGTTATCGTTGCTGGTGTTCAAGCACTTCCCAGAAGTTAAATCTATTAAGTGTGGACTGATGTTCCTCATAGCCGAGGATTTAGTTCGTGCCGCATTTGACGCTGGGCAACAACCCGAGGCTTGGCAGAAATGGTTACCTGAGATAGAGCGACTGGAAAAGTCGTATGAGTCCGACATGTGGAACCCCAAACCCAACTTTACATGTCGTAAGTTTTGTGCAGTCCTGAGCTGCGAACACAATGGAAGGAAATGAAATGACAAACATGCTTGAAGATGTAGAAGCTTTAGCCGACCCCAATAATGCGGCGGCGGCATATATGAAATTGCAAGGTGATGTGAAGCAATTGATAAAGGAAACTTTGATTGAGATTCTTGGAAGGTACGACCATGAAATAGTGAAAAAAATTCAAGACGTAACTCTTGGACACCCAGCTTTTGATATTCGTGTAAAACAAGTTATCACCAACCAAATGCAGAGGTAATCATGCCCTACGTAAATAAACCCCGCCCATACAAAAAAGAATACGAGCAGTACGACGGCACACCAGCTGTCAAAAAGAAACGAGCCGCAAGAAATAAAGCACGTGCCATGTTAGAGCGCGAAGGAATTGTTCACAAAGGAGATGGAAAAGATGTTGACCATAAGACGCCTCTTTCAAAGGGGGGCAAAACCACACGAAGCAATCTCAGAGTCAAAGCCGCTTCCGATAACCGAAGTTACCCCCGCAAGGCTGACCACACTATCAAATAGAAACAACAGCTTTACATTTGGGTGGTCTGACCCAAGAAGCGTTATGTACACGCAGACTTACGAGTTCAAGTTTGGTGACTTTGCTCCTGTGCATGGGCACTATGCACGAAGCATGACCAATGAACAACTTCATGCCGCATGGTTGATTTTGTTTGGATCTGAAGAAGTATGGTTTAGCAGGATACGTGGAGTAGACAATGAAGATGATTGGCTTATTGCATATGAAGCATACAGTCGTGGGCTTCTCAATGAGTACAACGACATCAATGTTTATGGGTACAAATACACTTTGAAAAAATTAAATGCACATCATTGACAACAAAATCTTGGTAGTTCGTACCAAGAATCCAAGTCGCATTATTGAGGCAATCGAGAAGAGCACTGCAATCAGTCAGACTGACGATGTGACTGAGGTTGCAGTGAACTGGGGGCTGAAGGAGGCGCAAGCTTTACGCAAACTTGGTATCAAGTCTGCACCATCTCCCATTGTGCGTGACTACGGGTGGCCGGGACTTTATAAGCCCATGAGCCACCAAAAGGAAACCGCATCGTTCCTGACCCTGCACCAGCGTGGCTTTTGCTTTAACGAGCAAGGCACAGGCAAGACGGCATCAGCGATATGGGCGGCAGACTACCTATTAGAGAAGGGCGTTATCAAACGTGTATTGGTCATCTGTCCTTTGTCTATTATGCAACCAGCATGGCAAGCCGACCTGTTCAAGTTTGCTGTGCACCGCAGTGTGAACGTGGCGTATGGCGACCGAGCCAAGCGCAAGCAGATCATCAATGGCATTGCCGAATTCGTCATCATCAATTTTGATGGCGTTGGTATTGTCAAGGAAGAGATCAAGAATGGTGGCTTTGACCTCATCATTGTGGACGAGGCAAATGCGTACAAGAACTCCCGCACGGAGCGGTTCAAGACATTGAAGTACATCATGTCACCGACCACTTGGCTGTGGATGATGACTGGCACACCTGCGGCACAGTCTCCGTTGGATGCGTACGGATTGGCAAAAGCCTGTGTCCCTGCGAGAGCGCCGACCCTGTACAGCATGTACAGAGAGTCTGTGATGTACCAACTCACAAGGTTTAAGTGGATACCCAAGCCGAATGCAGAGGCAGTTGTGCATGACCTGTTGCAGCCAGCAATACGTTTCACCAAGAAGGAATGTCTTGACCTGCCCGATGTAACGCATACATCTCGCTTTGCCCCGTTGAGTGCACAGCAGTTGAAATACTATAAGCAACTCAAGAAGGACTTTCTGATTGAGGCAGTGGGCGAAGAAGTGTCTGCGGTTAACGCTGCGGCTAACTTAAACAAGCTACTACAGATTGCATGTGGAGCTGTGTATACCGATACTAAGAACGTCATTGAATTCGATGTCTCGGCCCGCTTGAATGTATTGCAAGAGGTGATTGAGGAGTCAGCAAACAAGGTGCTGATCTTTATCCCGTATACCCACGCCATAAATTTAGTTAAAGAGTTTATGGATAAGAACGGCATCACTTCAGAAATAATAAATGGTAGTGTAACTATCAACAAACGTACTGATATCTTTAAACGTTTTCAAGAGAACGCAGAGCCAAAAGTATTGTTAATACAACCGCAAGCAGCGGCACACGGGGTAACCCTAACTGCGGCTAATGTGGTGATATGGTACGCTCCAGTTACGTCCAGCGAAACCTACCTACAAGCTAACGCACGGGTACATCGACAAGGGCAGAAGAATCCTGTAACAGTAGTGCATATCGAAGGTAGCCCCGTCGAAGCTAAGTTATATGAGATGCTTCAAAACAAACTGGAGTTCCACGCAAAAATAATTGATTTGTACAAGAACGAAATTAATTCTTGACAAAGTCAACAAAGAGGGTATAATAAATACCCCGAGGTCATAAAAACATTGAAGGAGAGAGGTATTATGGAAACACCCATAGAGCAGATAGTCTCTACGTATATCAAGTTGCGTGACAAGCGTGACATGATGTACCAAGAGTTTAAAGAAAAAACCGCGCAACTTGAAGAGGACATGCAAGTCCTCAAACACAAGTTAGTAGAAATCTCCAAAGAAACTGGAGCAACTAGTTTTTCCTCCCCATCAGGTATTGCCTACCGCACAGTCAAAAACCGTTACTGGACTAATGACTGGGGTAGCTTCTACCAATTCATGCAAGAGCATGGAGCGATGGGGCTATTGGAAAAGCGCATCCACCAAACTAGTATGAAAGAGTTTTTGGATGAAAACCCCGAAGTGCATCCGCCCGGATTGCATGTAGATAGTGAATACGAAATCACAGTTCGTCGTAAGTAATTTTTCAACCACAGGAGTAGCCATGAGCGAAGTAGCTTTGTTCCAACAAGAAGTCCCCGCATACCTCAAACGTGCAGGTCTCGATGACTTAACCAAATCACTGGCTGGCAATACCGGCCTCAAGCGTATCTCTATCCGTGGCGGTGTGTTCCGCATGATGGTCAACGGTGAAGAGATTGCAAAGAACGAAGGCCGTGCAATGAATGTTGTGATTGTCAACGGCGGTCGTCATATTGCTCGTCAGTATTACGCTGGTAAGTACGTGGCTGGTGAGTCAGCTGCACCTGACTGCTGGTCTAACGACGGCACTGCACCCGATGCGTCAGTAGAAGAGCCACAAGCCAAGACTTGTGAAGGTTGCCCACAGAACATCAAAGGTTCTGGTCAAGGTGATTCTCGTGCTTGCACATTCAAGCAACGGTTAGCAGTTTTGTTAGCCGACGATATTGACGGCGATGTGTTCCAACTGGTATTGCCTGCCAAGTCAATCTTTGGTCGTGGCGATTTAGACAAGATGCCCTTCCAACAGTACGCCAAGTATGTCGGCGCTCAAGGCAAGAGCATCAATACCTTGGTGACTGAGCTTCGCCTCG